CGAACGTCCCGCCGACCTGAAGCCCAAGCACTGATCCCTGGCCGAACGAAATCTGAGGACAGCCCCCGTCGCCGACTGAAGGCACAAGGCCATGCACCCACGCCAAGCCGGGAGACGCTTCGAACTCGGCACGCTTGGCAGTCCACACGCCGGCGAGCCCATCGGGATAACGCGGGACATAAAGGGTCCCCGGCACAGGGGGCACGGACCCCCGTGAGACACCCGGAGAAGCCTCGCCCCCCCCACCTTCACCACCGGAGCTCAAACAGAGGCCGGAGCCGCTATTGGCCGCGCAAAACGATTCCCACGACTGCGTCGACGTGCTTGTAGAACCCTCTCCGCCGCCGGGGGGCGTCGTGGTGGTGGTGGTCGTGCACGAATCCCCGGTGCACTGCGTAGACGTGGTGGTAGTGGACCCGTCCGGGTTCGTAACCGTAGAAGGAGGATCAGAGTAGGCAGAACAGGCCACGCAGACCCGTTGCCCGTTGACGGTGCCAGGGCATAGGCCACGAGCGCAGGGTTCGGGGGGCGGAGTGCCGACAGGCGCCGCAGGGACGGAACCCTCGGTGCACTGCTCCCCGGTGGAAGTCCACGGCCCCCATATCCGAATCAGACCAGACTCGGCCTGCGCCGCCATGGAGCCGCGGATCGTGCACCCGTCCTGGCAGAGATTCGCCGACGTGCCGCTGTCCCACGTGGCCGTGACCGTGACGACATCCCAGAGGAAATTCGCGGGTTGCCCCGCCGACGACTGGCATGGGTTCGTGGTCTCACACGAGGAACCCGTGTCCTGCTGACCGCTGCTACAGACGCAAGAACTACCGCTCAGGGAGCCCCCACCGGGGCACAGGAGCGCGGAGGCGCGGAACTGAGCGATGTGGACGTACCTCCCGAACTGGCCGGAGCCGGAGAGCCAGGAGGCGACGGCTTGCAGGGTCACGCACTGACCCGGGCCGACAGAACCAGAACAAGGAGACGGTGCGGCTTGACCGGCCTCAATCCACCCAGACGCGAAGGTCTGACAAGGAGCCCCGAAGTAGTTCGTGGAGCATGCGGATATTTCCTCCGCCGTCCACGCGCCCGTAGGGTCGCTGCCACTCTGATACTGAGGGACCGCGGGGTACGCCTTGGCCTGGCCTGACGACAACGCGACAGCGGCCAACAGCACCAGACAGACGAGCCACTCAGCCCAACTCACTGAAAGACCTTCCCAAGAGCCACAACGAAGGAAACACCCGCGGCAGCGCCTATGAGAGCAACCCCCACATAAGCCGCTGCCACGAGTGCCCCGGTCAACACGTTACGCCTTCGAGACGCCACGCTTGCCCAGCGTGATGGCCTTGAAGGCCATGGCGATGCCGATGACCACGACACCAGTCGCGGCCACCCACGCCGACACGGTCGTCAGATCGACCGCTGCAAAGATGTCAGCCATGATGCTTTCCCCTTTGTCCTCAACACCCCGCCGCGCGGTGCCCGCTGCCCGTCCCAACGACGAACCATTTTCATGCTTTCCTGATAGCAGTAAGAGCGGCCTGCAGAATGATACCGAGAGCCCAGACCACCAAGACCGAGCCCAGGCCCCAAGACCAGACGAGAGCGACGTCCGCCGCGTTGATGCCGAGCTCTTCGGGGGTGGCCACAGTGCCACCGGGTGAGCTCGACGAACCGCCAAGAGCGGCTACAGCCGCCGTCAAGCCGTCTATGGTGCCCTCAAGCGTTTGCACGGTCCCCTTGACTTGTTGATAGTCCAAACGAAGCGCATGATCCGCGGCATCCTCACTGGCCGTTCGCATGGCCACAACCGACCGACCGTTGAAGGTCGCCGGACACGGCTGGGCGTAGAAGATGGGATCACCCGTTTCCAGCTTGCCGTCCGGCTTGACAGTGAAGCATGCACTCATGGCATCACTTCGAGGCTGCTATAGGGTCCGTCGAACCATCGCGCCACCACCGGACCCATGCGGAACAAGGACACTCCACCGTGCACCGGGACACACACGTAAGGGGACTGGAGAACTTCTCCACTCGCGCGCACCACAAGACCGACGGACTTGCGCGCGACTTCGCCGACACCGTGCAAGGCTTGCGCCCATCCGGGGAGGTTGAGCCAGGAGACGATGAGACGACCATCACCAGGAAGGCCCCCGACGCCGAAGATGCGAGCACCCTTGGGCACCGCATGCGTTGAGGCGGAGCCCTTGGAGCAATATTTCATGAGGTAGGGCACTGGCGCTATGCCGAGCTCCGTCTGCGTCATGCCATGAGCCCACATGCCGGTCACATCGGGTTTGGGACAGCGAAAGGGGAGGGGGAGCCACAACACCACGTGATAGTGCATGGCGCCGCGCGTTTGGAGCTCTGCGACCCACACGTAATGGAGAGTGAGCCGGCGAGCCGCGCACCAAGCGCGCATGCGCGTCAGAAAGGCGCGAACGTGGCCGGGTTCCCACCCAAGCGGATCGCGGTAAGTGAGAGTCACGAACCACGCGCGATACGAACGCCCCAAGGCAGCACGGAAGCAATGGGCCGCACCCCAGAGAGATTTGCGCATGCGCGCCATGCGCCGAGCCTGCGAAGCTTCCCGGTCGGAAAACTTGACTGAGAACAACGGCTGCGAATGCGTTGTTCCAGATGGGACAAGCCCGGGGCCTGCGGCCCCTTCCGCAACCTCGATCATAGGGAAAACCCTGCGATGTGGTTGCCGCCGTCGTCCACGAGGTAGACATCAATTTCGAGAAGATCGAGGCGCGCCGCCGCGAACACCCGAACCCCGGTGCAGGTCGGCTCTTCTTGGCGGGTACGCCGCAGAACGTCACCGATGGCCATGGCCAGCAGCGCGTAGGCGGCCTGCTGTTGAGCCTCGGCGGGGTCACGAAGGGGGTGCACCGCGCCGGAGCCGCTCAAGACCCTGCCCCCGGTTTTGCCAGGGGCACGAGGCGCGGTGCAACCGTGAGACGACCGTAGTCGCCGACCGCATACGAGGTCGGGGCAAGGGTGTACTCACCGGGAGGATAGGCTTTGCCTTCCATGCTCCCCGACTTGTCACACCAATGAGTGAGCGCAACGCGCTGCGGGTACTCCTCGGGCTTACCAACGCGATCGAACAACCAAGCGTAGCCGGTCTGTTCATACGCGAAGGGGACCGAAGACCCCTTTTTGGTGCGCGGGGTCAGATCGGTCGATTTGACCGTGATGCGGATCATGTGAGCGACTCCTGAAAAGGTTGCGAATGTGCAACCGCACGCAATATGACAATGAAAGCTGACGCGAAGCTTACTAGAAGACGATGCGCCCGACACCTTCCCGCGCGGGTCCCTCCCTGAGGGACCCCCCCGCGCTGGAAGGGTCGGAGCGCCGCGCACGTAAGGACCCCGCCAAGCCGATACGCGTCGCGTGCGTCACCATGATACGCATGCCCTACGGGTGCCCTACGGGCAGTCTCGGCGGCTCGGCTTGGGGGGCGGAATACCCCGAGGCTTAGAAGTAGGGGGTTGAGTGACCCAAAGGCCGAGGCTTAGGGAAACCGTGCCTTCGCTCAACCGATCCGGGCGCTACGCGCCCACCAGATGGAAGGTAGCCGCGCTAAGTGGCGATGTTGCTTTGGAAGGGGAGGCTACTGAGAGGCGGGAGCGGGGGACCGCACCGGTGACCCCCCGAGGCTGATAGGGCCTGGAAGCTGCTGAGGCTCTTCGGCCTTCCGGAACTGCTGGGCAACGACAGGACCGAGACTGACCTGAGGCGCATCACAGATCACTGCGCGCACGGAATCGCGCCAAACGAGGTACCCGCCGCACTCATGGGAGCCAACCCACCGATAACCCGCGCGCTCCAGGTCGGCATCAGTAAGGTGAGCAATGCGGGTGCCGTTCTGACTGACGGAGAACTGCCACACGTGGCGGGGCCCCGCCTGCATATGCCCTACGAGGTGAATACCACGACCAGCATAGGGCTCCGGGAGCACATCATCGTCGGCAGGATCTACAGAGGCTGGACGGCCCCGCCCGGAGCTCACCACCGGTGGAACAGAACGCGGCGCAGGAGGCGCGTCAAGAGGATGCGCACCTGGGGTTGCGGATGCAGGAGCACTCGCCGGGGACGCCAACGCGGAACGAGTAACGGGGACGGCCTTGGCATAGGTGTTCACATGAAATGGATTCTTGAACTCAATGGTGAGAAGCATGCCTCCGAGCACAACGAAACAGAGCCCCGCACCAATGACGGGCCACCGACGCCAAAACGGCACGATGTCCTGCGCAGCGAGCTCGCGCGCCGCTTGACCGCGAGTGTGGGACTTGTAGAGCCCGAAATACTTCGCGTCATAGACCCGTATCGCGGTATTGACCACATCCCCACGAATGCCGTCCTGCACCTTGCGGATATAGCGATCCATCGAGCCGAAGGCAACCGCTTTGCGACAGCGATAGACGATCTGAACATTCTCAGTAATCGCTGAGTCAACCTTGCCGTGAGATTGAGTAATGAGGATAACGTCAGCGTTCTCATGCCGATGCTCCGCGAACCACTCCGACACGGCCCGAGGAGTCCCGACACGCGGCAGCGCCTTATGGCACTCGTCGATAACGTACAGCGGACCGTGCCCGCTCTCGTCACGCCACGGCGACCCGTAGTCGCTGACATGACCGAAGACAGGGCAGGGGGACGTACCTCCGTCTGACGCCTTCCGATCTGGGCCCTTCGACTTCAGACGGAACTCGATCAACTCGCGCGCGCGCGGAACGAGCGACTCGATTGCATCAACAACGAGCGGCAAGTTCGTGATGACCAGCCGGCCAGCGCGCAAGGCAGGCAACACATGGAAGACGACCGCTTCATAGCTTTTCCCACCACCAGAAGCGCCAAGGAAAAGAGAGATCACGAGCCAAGCCGAACGAAGGGGATCAACTGGAGGACGAAGCGAATCCCGATGGCCCAAGCGACGATTCCCAGCGCGGGACCCAGCCCGATGGCCGCTGACCATTCAAGCACCTGGGAAGGCAAGCCGGCCCACAACGCCGCCGCATCGAGCGGAGACGAGAAGTCAAGCGACTCCAGGACCGTCAACGCGATCCCGAGCGCCTCGTCGAAGACCCACGAGACGACATCGAGAAGAAGCAACCAAGCACTCTCGAAGACGACTTCAAACAGCTCGCCGATCCACGTCAGCGCAGCACTGATCCGCTCAAGAATCCACGTCAGCGCGAGCGCCAGCCAATCCATGATCACTCTTCCTCGGCGATGACGATGGTCTCAGCCGTCAGAGTGACCCCGCACCCCTCGCACTCTGCGCCACTGGCGAGGGCATCATCCACGAGGGGGTAAGGAAAGTCCTCGTCCATCCCAAGAACATGCACGGTAGCAAGGTGTTCCCCGCAAGCTTCGCAGACCAAGTGATAGTGCACGTCAACCCCCGAAGATCAAAGCACGCGCCAGGAAAAGAGCCGACAACAACATCACCGCACGAATAAAGGTGAAGACGGAGCACGGGACATCGAACGTCCCGCCGACCTGAAGCCCAAGCACTGATCCCTGGCCGAACGAAATCTGAGGACAGCCCCCGTCGCCGACTGAAGGCACAAGGCCATGCACCCACGCCAAGCCGGGAGACGCTTCGAACTC